CTTGATCTTAGCCCGGCAACACTAGGTGAGATGCCATTGTATTACAATACGAGTGGTAACATGCGTATCGCTTACATGCTTAAATCTTTTACACTAAAACAATTTGATGTGTTCCGTGAAGCAGGTAGTCGAGATATAGAAAAAGCAAAGTTATTATACAAAGAAGGCAAGACAAGAGAGGCAGTGAAATCTGCAACAAAAGGAATGAATAAAGTTCTTGGACTTGCAGTTGTTTTTGCAGCAGCTAATGCATCCACGGATGTCATCAAAGATATGATGTATGGCAGACCAATAAAGAAAGATGAATTGCTTGCTGACAATGCATTGAAACTTTTGGGTATTAATCGATACTTAGCATACAAAGCAAAACGAGAGGGTATTGGCAAAGCAGTACTAGAAACTATGTTACCACCTATGACTTTATTTGATAGAGGAGGAAAAGACTTAGATGATTTACTAAGCGGAAAAGAATACAAGGGTAATTTATTACAAGGCACACCACTAGACATTATTTATTGGCGCTACCTTGGAGGAGTTGACAAAGTTAAAAACATGCAATAGCATTTACACTTCATTCATAATTGAATGTTTTTGTGCTGGTGGGGACATCAGCTCAAGCCACTCGAAAGGGTGGCTTTTTTTTGCACTAAACTTTTTTATAATAATTTTAAGAAAGGGGTTGACAGACCAAATTTATTGCTCTTTTTTGCGATTATCGCAACAAAAACACCTAGTGTTTAAGAGGGATGGGTTGTCACTCGCAAGAGGGATGCGCAGATCACTAATAAATATATAGGTAAAAACCACAATAAAAACGCTTATAAATTATAATTTAATAGAAATGAATAATACTACTTTACAAACGCACAATCGCTTATTAAAGGTAACTAGCCCCGATTTACCCCCTACAAGAATGACTAATATCCCAATAGTACTTGACTTCGTAGCACCTCCGTTGCGCGTTGTGCAGATAAGTGAATTAATATACACATACCTTGACTGCAAGGCAGTGAATTTCACGCCTCCTTCGTACAAAACGATGAAGGCATGCGCTGGAATCTTCAAGTTAGTGCTTTCTGACTTGGGTATGAATGTGGAGATGGACACGAGATACTTGGGTGGCACACATCCGCAGTACAACTTGACACTTCCTGCGCACTACGCACAGGTATTCCCACAACACAAGGAAAGGTTGAGGCGTGCAAAGAGTTTGTTCAGTCGCAATATGTGCGAGTACTATGTCACTTGTGGAATCGAAGCTCGCTTCTTTTCTAATTGGACTGCACACAGAGTTAGTCCGATTGGCGTAAAGGCATTTATTCCTACGGATGCAATTGATAGAATTATTGAAAAGTGCGAGGAAGTAAGGTTTGAGCGACCTAACATTTACTTGGCATTCTTGCTTGGGTATGGCCTTGGTTTGCGTAGATCCGAAATGAAGCGGATTAAGTGGGCTGATTTTTATTCTACGCTGGATGGCAACAAGCTGATACGAGTTTGGCAACCTAAGAGCATCAAGCGTGCAAAGCCCACAGACTTTGAGGACAGACCAACTGACCCTACCTATTGGAACATGCTTCAGGACTTGCGTGGTGATGCAGCATCTGATGCATTAGTGTTAAATACACCCAAGGGTTTTCTTCCTAGAACATTCAATGCCTTCTTAAAGAATGAGTGTGGCGTAAAGGAAACCTACCGCATACATTTATTACGTAAGTACTGTGGTCACCGCATTATGCGCAGTGATGGTATCTATGCAGCAAGCAAGGCGTTGGGTCATGCAGATACAAAGATCACGGATCGAATATACTCAGGATTGCCTCAGTTAAAGGCATCCTAATTTAAACTTCTACTTTAAAATGTCGGTAAAAACAATAATTAATAAGCTACAAATGACTACTTACAATCACACAATAGTATTGAATGGAATAGAATTAAATCTAAAAGAAGGTGGACAAGTCGAGGTATTCTGCGACAGGCCAAGCGTAGTCCAGATCGAGGACTTACAACAGGTGCTAAAGGTTCTTCTTACTGCTTCATCTCAAAATGAAGGGGCATCTCAAACTTCATTTGATTGTCCTCAATCGCTTTACAACCTGCCCGAAGGATCAAGTCATACACTTGAGCCTGGAGAAGCCCGGTACTTTCCGAGAGATCTTTAACAGTTTTCCGCACTTGCGGAGATAATCGAATTGACACGGGTTTTGTTAGGTTGGGTTTTGATGGCATAAAACACACGAAACTACACTAAAAACTACATGTCAATACAAACATGCAAAAATAACAAATAAATAAAATAACATGGCATTCTTACCAAGTAATATAAAAGCACCTTCTGAAGGTGGTGGTGGCGCTGGAAACTATATGAGGTTTCAGCAGGGAGATAATAAGTTCCGAATAATCGGAAGTAGCGATGATAAGCCTACTCCAGGCTTTATATGTGGAACGTTAGGCTGGGCAATCGTGGATGGCAAGAAGCGTCCGATTCGTTGGGCAGAAGGCGAGCATCCAGATATGTCATTCGATGATAAACCACGCAGTTTTTATGCGTTTGTGGTTTACAATTATGCAGAGAGTAAAGTCCAGGTATTGGAGATGACGCAGACAAAACTACAAGCGGAGTTGCTACAGCTTGCAAATGATGAGGATTGGGGAGATTGCCGTAAGTACGACATCAGCGTGGTGCGTAATGGTGAAGGTTTGGACACAACCTATGCAATGAATCCAAAACCAATCAAGAAGTTGGATGAGGACTTGCGTGCTATTGCGAAGGCAGAACTGAAACGCATTAACCTACCAGCATTGTTTGATGGTGAAGATCCATTTGCAGCGTTTACACCACCAGCAGAGGAGGACGAGGACGAAGTCCCTTATTGATATGCTACGTCCTAATATTAATAACGAGGACTATCATGCAGACCCTGCGTTGGGTTCGAGCCGGGCAAGAAATTTGCTCGGCTCTTGCCCACTGAAGGTGAAGCATGCGATGGGACAACCAAGTCCAAGCACACCTGCACATCTGAATGGTAGCTTAGTACACACTGCTGCATTAGAACCTGCATTAGTTGATGTTGAATTTGGGTGCAAGCCAAGTGAGATTGATGGTAACTCTAGCAGAACCAAAGCGTACAAAGATGCAATGGCCGAGATGGAAGAAGCAGAACCAAATAAGCGTTGGTTACCAGAGGCTGATTATAATATGTGCATGGAAGTAGCTGCATCTGCACGCCAACATCCATTGTTGATGGAAACGCTATATCATGCGGCAAGTAAGGTTGAGCATACAGGATTCTTCGAGGTCGATGGCACGCCATGCAAGGTTCGTCCTGACCTATATAATAGCGAGACAGGAATGGTGCTTGATCTTAAAACTACATTAGATGCAAGCGAGAAAGGATTTGCTAAGAGCGTGCGTCAATTTGGTTATGCATTCCAAGCAGCGTTTTACATGACAGGGTTACGAGCTATGGGCGAGCGTCCCAAGCAATTTGTATTCTTGGTGGTTGAGAAGAGTGAGCCATACGCAACTGCATGTTATGCTCTGGATAATAACGATATTGAAAAGGAGATCCCACGAGTGCTTGAAGCAATCAAGTTGTATGGTAAATGCCTAGCAACAGATGTATGGCCTGGCTACACAGATGACATTAAAACGCTAAACCTTGGTGGATTGTTTACAACTAACAGACTGAGCATCACTCAGATAGCAGATAAGTTTAGAGTGAGTCGAAGCTTTGTTTGCAAGGTAGTAAAGAAACATAAACTTGAACAACGAAAAGTGGGCAATCGTAACATGGTGGACATGACTGAATTTTCTACCGCACTTCGTTGGGAAAATGAAAGGAAGTCTGCGTAATGGGAAGAAATCAAGGGGCAAAAAAATACCTTATCACTAGCAAAAAAGCATTGAAACTTATGGGCTATAAATCGCAGACCACGCTTGATCAATTTCATGCGGATGAAGGATTTACCTGTTACATCGTGGATGGAATGACAGGCCGCCTTGGACGTGGATTTGCATGGGACAAAAGAGAAATTACTAACTGGTTAAAAACCGATGGAAGGGATTCAACAGAATGGCTAATAGACTAAAATTAAACGAGATGGATAAAGTGCTGGGTTATGCTGAAGCTCATATTGAGCAACAGAACTTTGAAGGCGCGGTTGTGGTACTGCATGCAGCGATGAAGCAATTAGTAGCTACATTAGCAGGTGAGGATATGAATAATCCAAGTGATCCTGACATTACAATATATACTAGTAAGGAATGCATGGTATCAATTGATGACATCAAGGAGGTGTGCGCCAAGACTCTTGGCGTAAGTGTTGCAGAGATTAATAGCAGAAAGCGTACACAGGATGTTGCATTAGCGCGTCAATGTGCAATTTTCTATACTCGCAAACAAGGATACAAGGTTGAAGAGCTGGGCAAGGTTTTCGACCGAGATCATAGTAACATTTCCCATGCATGCCGAGCGATTGAGAACATGCTTGAGTGCGATCCTGTAATGGCAGCCAAGATTAACCTGGTGGGAAAAAACATAGATGCCAACTAGCAATGGAAAAGGGAGAAAAAATAACGCTGTGCGTGAAGAAACGAACCCCTTCATTGAACACACTACTGGGTATGAATCGGTGGGCAAGAGTCAAGGAGAAGCGAGAAATGCAACGGGCAGCGATGCTCGCCATCGAGTCCGCATTATTAGCAGAAGGGTCAGGATCTGCGACCCGGATAACCTCGTTGGGGGAGTCAAGTACCTTGTCGATTCGCTTCGGTCTTCGGAAATTATACCTGAAGATGACCCAAAAAGCATCACCCTCGAAGTCAGTCAAGAGAAAGTCAAAACCTACAAGGAAGAAGAGACGTGGGTCGAAGTGAGCGTCAATGACTGAGTTTGACACCAGCCTATCTATTGGCAAGCTGCGTGAGGCCGAAATAATTGCGTTCTTCCAATCCCAAGGGCATAGGCCCATACCCATACCAGGCAAGTTCTCAGGCTTTGATTTCTTCTTAGCCAATACCAAGCAAGGATATGAAGTAAAGCAGGATTGGAAGGCGCATTATTCAGGCAACCTCGTGGTGGAAGTGGAGATGTATGGCAAGCGATCTGGGTTGATGGCAACCACAGCAGATTGGTGGATCTTCGATACAAAAACGGAGTTTATATTCATTACTCCACAAGCAATTAAAAACTTAATAGTAGAATTAAATCCACCCTTGCGTCAGTTCACAGGCAAAGGAGATACCCATCCAAAGAAAGCATACTTGATAAAAACTGACTTGATAAAGAACTATTCTGCTAAAATTCTAGAACATAATAAACTACAAAAACCTACAAATTAGTACATAAAATGGACTTCGAAAAAAAACTAACAACAACACAAAGAATCACATATGCAGTAACATTCATCAGTGCGGTAATCTTATGGATCTACATGATATTTGCATTTTTAATAGCAATAATTGGAGGATAAAAACATGACAGAAGAAGAAAAAGAAAAAGCAAAAAGTTACTCCACATCATTCCGATTAAACGAGATTGCAAATGCAAGATTAATGACCTTTTGCGAGCTTACAGGAATGAACAAATCTGAGGTCGTAAAAGCAGCAATTTCTCAGTTCATTGCACCTACCTTGCAAAATGCCAATGTAATACCCCCGTCTTACAATCCTCGCGTGCGCACGCGTGTAGATAATATTATTATATCTAAAGATATAATGAACTGTAATACAGAGACAAAAAATAAGGATGCAAAAAAAGAGGAAACTCATGCATGGTTTCAAGCATTCTGGGAAGTATGTAAAAACCAGCAATTTGCAAGACGTGTTGTAAAGACTATCAGATTGAATTGGAATGAACTTGCAGAGCTTGATCCAAAGATAGTTGCAGATAAATACAATCAACATTTTCACGAGAAAGGAAATTATGCAAAACATCCAAACTCATGGTTGAATGATGGAGGGTATGATAACGTGGTAAATAATTCTGTTTCAACTCATGGATTAAATTTCGATGTCACCATGAAACACCCTGATGATTGATTACGAGTTAGCAGAGCAAGCAGTTCTCTCTTCCATGCTGCATGATGAAAGTGGAGTAGCCACTGCACAAGCAGGTGAAGCACTTACTAAGGATGACTTTAGTAGCTTGGATCGTGGAACGATATTTGAATCGTGCTTGCGCCTTTCTCCCTGCAATGAGATAGACTTGATCATTGAACATGCACATCTCAAAGATGAGATACTTTTTCTTAGCGAGAAATATGGTGGTGGTGGAATTGAAAGATACATTGAATATTTAATAAACCATCGTAATACAAGATCCGTGGAGCGTGCTTTATGGCAAGCCAATGATGATTTAAAAGAGAGCAAGCCAGCAGAAGAGATTTCTCAGACATTTGTAAACACCATTGCAAAGTCACTCAGTCAAAGAAAGGGTGTGGTTGCATGTGGTGCAGCAAGTAAAGAAGCATTTGCAGAATTTCTTGAAGTTGATGCAGGTGGTACACAAGCAATCCCAACAGGATTGGAAAAGTTAGATGCTATTCTTGGAGGTGGATTCAAGAAAGGTAGTTTGTACGTCCTTGCAGCACGCCCAGGAGTAGGGAAGTCAGCACTTGCCATACAAATGACCTATGAGACTGCAAAGCGTGGATTGCGTGCTTCTTATGCAAGCTTGGAAATGTCTGCAAGCGAGTGTGCTGGTAGATTGCTCTCCAATGCAAGCGGCGTGCGCAAACCAACAGGCAAGGGATTTCTCAATGCTGGTCATAAGCAAAAACTTGAGACACAAGTGCAAGCAATGCAAGGTTGGCCTATAACATTCAAGGATGACAACCAAGCAACCATGCAAAGTATTGAATCATTCATTGCCAAGCAAAGATTGGAAGGAGAGCTTGGTTTAATCGTTGTCGATTACTTGCAACTACTCTCTTCACCTGGGCATGACTCACGAGTGCAAGAGGTAAGCCACATTTCTCGTTCATTAAAAGCAATTGCAATGGAGTACGAAGTACCTGTGCTTGCCCTTTCTCAACTTAACAGAGCGCTTGAAAGTGCTAACCGCAATCCCATGCTCTCAGACTTGCGTGAGTCAGGAAGTATAGAACAAGATGCAGATTG